CCCCTTACTTCTAGCACAAGGATTAGGTTTTATGGCTTCTCGTCTTCGTCAACGTAACGTCCTCTATGGCGGTCGTATTCTCGGTAAGACTAATCTTAACGCGATTACGGAACTGTCATATGTTGGCGTTCATAAATGCGTCGACGAGACGCACCCTGGTCCTCCCTATCGTAGTGGGGGCCCTCTTTTGATCAGCAAAAAGACCGTTGATCTCTATCGGGCTCCCTACAACGAAGTGTACCTAAATCCTAATTACTATCATGGTCGGATGTATATCAAACCGATCACGTTAGTCGACCCGACGCCTCAGAGCCTTACTGGCTGGGGGGCTATCGGGTGGAATAGGACGTATCCGACTCACCCTATATATAATTTGGGTGTCTCCATCGGCGAACTTAAGGACCTACCACGTATGGTTAACCAGACGATGGCAGGTTTCCGTGCATTGAAGTCCCTCCCTAGTAAACTAGGTGGACTTACAATTGGCGGAGCTCTTAAGGGCGCTCCTGGAGGAGCTAGGAGTGCAGGAGACGCTTATCTTTACGGTGCTTTCGGGATCAAACCCATGCTTCAAGATCTGCTATTCCTTTTAGGAATGGCTCAGAAACTTGAAGCTAAGCTTGCCTGGTTGAAACGTAAACAGCGTTCTTCTGTTCGCGCAGAAATTGAGCTTAGTTCATCAGAGTACTCAGAGAATCTTCCACGGACGATTTCGCCCGCAGGTTCAATGGATCCTTCAATGAATTCGGCCTACTACGCGCCTGGCCAGACGGTAAACGAATCCATGCCAATCTTAAAGTCATATAGGTCCAGGATTTGGTTCTCAGCTAAATATGAGTTGCTGATTCCTGAACTTTTACCAAAAGCCTTCGGGCGGTTGCCAAAATGGCTACTGTACGGGGACCTCTTGGGACTTTCTGCAGATCCAAGTATCTTATATAAACTGATACCTTGGTCCTGGCTATTGGATTGGTTCGTTTCTTTAGGTGCCCTGCTTGCCAACATCTATATGCGCGCTCGCCACCATTGGGTAGCCCGGTACGCGTATGTCATGTGCGAAGAGCACTTTGACTACGCTGTACCTGGTCATCTTACGGTGCGGACAGGTAATGTAGCTGTTGCGCCTATCGGTACAAAGAAATTTAGTGGCGTAAGCCACACTTTGTACGATTTCAAGCAGAGGGAGGTTGCGAATCCTTACGGATTCGGGGTCACTTTTAACGGTATTTCACCGTATCAGTGGTCCATCCTTGTTGCTTTAGGCTTATCTAGGGGTAGTAAACATTCTTCCCCTAGGCCGTAATAAGGCAGCTGCGAGAGCCGCCCAACAACAAGAAAAGGACTTATCATGTTTGCAGATCCCATCTCTATCTCGGTAGGGCAAGCTAACGCCATATCGGGAGGGACCGCGAAGTCTATGGCCAGAATTCGGACAGACGGCTACGCATCGGAATATTCGACGTCGGACGGCCTCTTTACGTGTAAGATTACCCACACTCGTGGAAATCGTACGCGTTCGGAAGCTCGTCTTGACTTCTTTACTCCGTATGTCGATCCGTCGACTGGTCTGACCAAAACTGTGTCGGCAAGCGCTTATGTCGTTCTGAATCGTCCGACGGCTGGATTTACTTCTGTCCAGCTGACGGATATCATTACAGGCATCGGCGGTTACATGACACAGGCAGCAAATATGGCGAAATTTCTCGCCCTTGAGTCTTGACTTGATCGTCAAGGCCATTTGGGCGTTCGGCACTTTGCTGGACTTCTTCTCTCGTGTGCGGATTTATTCACACACGGTCGGCAAGCATGTAAGGCTTAGGATTGAATTCCTCCTAAAGTAGGAGACTCAATGAAAAGCCTAGACATCCTTTCTGCAATACTCGATGAAGCACATAATACTACTTGTGCTAGTATGTCGCGTGACAAACTTACTATCTTGTCACGCTATGAAAACGAGGGTGAGTCCTTTCTAGGAATCACTCTCCCCGCGTTCTCCGAGTGGCTCACTACGAGCTTACACGAAGGACGAGTGGCGACCTCGATATATGCAAGGTTTCGGAAGAGACCTAAACATATATCCGTTCTCCCGCGATTCTTACACGGGTTGACGTGTCGTGTTTTCGATTCTAGGACCGGAGCGGTTTTGGCGCATCCAGACCCGCTTGCTGTGAAGTTCATACAGCAAATCTGCCTCTTTTATAAGAAAGTATTCAAAGTTTGCGATCCCGATAGGGATAACGCGGCTAAGAATGCTTATAGAGAGGTAGACAACAGTCTTAGGAGACTGCCGCGTTTTCCAAAGGAGAAGGACTTTGTTCTCAATGCTGTCTGTCGACGGTTCTTTCCGAAGATTGACAGTGTGTTTACAAAGTTGATCGATGATGAATCGATCTTGCCACGACATGGACCGGGCGCTACTGCTGATAAAGCATGGGCGAACGGGAAATATCGTGGTCGCGACTTCTATGGAAGATGGACTGATTTGTTTAGCTGGGAACATCTGTATGGCTTTTCAACCATACACCAGTCAAACAGAGAGATCATACACCCTAGGAACGAGCTGCCTGTGAAGGTAGTTTCTGTTCCGAAGACAATGAAGACCTCACGCATTATCTGCGTTGAACCGACCGCTATGCAGTTTGCTCAGCAGCTTACTGCAGCTCGGTTGGTGAAGAGTCTTCGTTTTGTCGACCTCTACCGCCACTTGAACTTCGACGATCAGCGTCCAAATCAGGAAGCTGCTCGTCTTGGATCGATTAACGGCAAGTTGGCTACGGTCGATCTCTCA